GAACTGAAGCTGTGGCGGAACAATAAGCTTCATGCCACGAAGGGCAATAATCATATTGCGCTCATCAACGAAAGTGGAAATGTCGATAAGAGCATTTTCCAAAGAAGTTTCGTTGAGGTCAGCCGCAGTAGAAGGTTCGTTACGGAAAGTACCACCACCAGCAAGTGGGTGGTCAGTGGCACAAAGCTCTTTACCGTCACCACCAGTAAAGTTGGCATCAAACGCATTGTTGAGCGTTGCTGCTGCCTTTACCTGCTTGGTGTGAGCCATGGAACGTGCAAGCGCACGAGTATAACGAGCGCCAAGGCGATCGTAGAGGTTATCTTCCATAGCTTCTTCTGTCAGCGCGAATGCAAGAGCAATTGTTTCGTGCGTATAACGAGCAGTGTATGCTTCGTTTGCAGAGTCGAATTGTACTCCTGCACCTTCTGACTTGGTTTGAGCGTTTCCAAAACCGACCAACATCACTTCCTCTTCAAATGCACGATCTGAAGATTCTGTTTCGTAGATTTCGGCATGTTCGGCATCATAACGATCATATTCCATTCCGAACAGAACGTTGAGGCCGGGTTCTAGCTCTTTCGCTAGTTGGGCGCGAGAAATAGCCATTGATCAGCCTCCTTATGCCAAGCCAACAGTGCCAGCGCTAAACAAATGATTGTTGATAACAACAACTACATTTGTATTAGCAGAGCTAACATCGCTGTTCTCTGGGTCTGTGGAAATGTCGATAGCCTTGAGCGCGAGAGCGGCAGTAGTAGCGCCAGTCGTTACGTCAAGCTCCATACGAGAAGTGCCGGAAATAGTGCTTCCAGCAGTCGCATCAACAATGTCGAAGTTACCAAACAGATCCGCTACAGGGAATGCAGCATCAGCTTGAATCTCGTATTGAGCATGTGGTGCATCAATAACAAAGGCTTCAATATCGCTAGCATTTGTAGAGGCTGGGTAATGATTGGAAAAGGTTTCTTTTCCGGTAGTCGGGTCAGTGAAACGGCATCCGTTGAAAACACCCAGAATAAGCGCGTTATCGCCAGCAGCAACACGAACAATTGTTCCAGTTGTGGCAACCGTTACAAGGTCACCTTGGAAAATTGCAGTGCCGTAGTTAGCAGCAACACGGTATTTATTCTGCATGCCAATCAGGTCGGAGCCATTGCCTGAACGCGATAGGCGTAGGCCAAAAGCGGCATCTTGATTAGCCATCTTTTTATCTCCTAAGAGTCAGCTACCTTTGGGCCACCAAATGACACAGAGGTAGAACGTTGCGGTTTAAGCTTTGGCATCGCAGCATTGGATTCACGCATCCAATCACGATCCACAGCTTCCATTTGGTTTTGAGTAATGTTCTGATAATGAGCATTCCTCTGATCCCCAATTTCTTCTGGGATTCTTGCGAGGAGAAGGCCCCCAACGCCAATTACGCCAGCGTTTTTACCTTCATCAATCACAGGAGCATCAAATTCAGGATATTCTTCTGCACGAACCAGTTCGTACCCTTCACGACGACGCTTGTGAATATTATTACGATCATCTTGGTGCATGATCGACTCGCGGATCCACCTGTGTTTATACCCTACAGGAGCTTCGGGCGCTTCAAGCGTTGAAGGGGGCTTCCAATCGGCAGTACGCATTTCTGTTTCACGGGTCTGCGAATCCCGGTTTGCACGATTGCTCATTAAGCACTCCTCTGCTTTTCAAGCCTTAATACTTCTCTGGCATATTGCTCTGGAGGTATTTTCATTTTCCGGCAAAAATTCATCTGACTTTCAGTCAGTTTTACCGTTTGTTTCCCGCCCTTTTTGGTAGCTGACCGTCCACTGGACGCAGGAGCAACAGATTGGGCGTTTCTTCTGTTCCCCTGTGATTTGTCAAGAAAGACGCTCATACGTCTATCAATCTCTGCATAATATTCATCCGTAGAGGGGTCAAAACCCTCTTCAGCAACGATTTGCTCGTGAATACCTTCTGCCGCGCCTCTAAGCGCTCTGTCGGTTTCAAACCAAGGATTTTTACTAATCCAGCTTTTTAATTTTGGATCAAGCTGTTGAGGGCGCTGTGGTGTCTGTTGCTGGACAACTTGCTCTTGCTGTTGTGCTTCAGCCTGTTGATCGGAACGAGCCTTTTGCACACGCAAACGTTCCTTTTCCACAGCTAACTGAGCTAAAGCTGAGTTAGCGTCTGCGATCTTATCAGTATCGCCAGCGTCATATGCGTCCTTTAGAATAGCTTTAGCTGCCGCTTCCTGTGTTTCCACACGAGAGCCATACTCGCTAATGTAGCCCTTGTCTAAAGCGTCTATTCGCTTACGCAACTCATCATTTTGTTTCTTTACTTGATTAGCGTATTGATAAGCAGCCTCGTTCTCTTCAAGGGCTTGCTTGCGATCAGCAGTTAGCCTGTTAATACGCTTCTGGACTCTTTCACTGTAATTTTCAAGCTCATCAGAGTCATTAGATTCATTTGGTACAATTGTACCAGAATCATCATCATTTGATGCAGATGCGGTTTCTATTTCTGACTGAGGAGAGTCTTGATCCTCAATATCAAAAACAGTTACTGCTTCTTTTTCAGCTTCTTGCTGTTGATTTTCTTCATTCATTGTCATGCTCCACACTATACATACGAAATATCAGCAGGGTCAAGGATAGTGGCGATAATATTATCGTCATTTATGAGGCGAACCTCTAAACCGTCCACTTTAAACCTGTTGCCAGCATATCTTCCCATTAATACCCAAGATTTCTCACCACACCATGGTCCTGTTGGGAATTTTTGGGCGTCCATATACGCATCTGGCCCAACCTTTACAACGTATGCTGCAACTGTTGCGAAACTTTCGCGCTCACGAACTTTGTCTGGGATAATAATTCCACCAGCGGTTTTAGCCCTCATGTAATACGGGATTACAAGCAGACGATAGCCAACTGGCTGGGGCAAACGCTCAAGAGCAGAAGCTTCCATCTTGGATGGATCTTCATTGTTCTTGCTGTCTGCCTCATCGTCTTGAAAAGCTTTATTTATTGCTGGAGGAACATCTGATTTTGGAGCATCAGAAGGTTTTACCAGTTTTTCTGGTACAAATAGCTTTTTAGCCATCCTCTATTTCCACACCTTTCATCGCGGCTCTAATTAAATCCTCACACTGGGTCAGTCCGCGTATTTGCCCCACCATGAACCGGTAGTCCTGTATGGTTTCTACCGCACCATCCGCCAGCCGCTGCGTCATATCCGCTTTTTGCTGACGTATGTCCTTTAGCAGATACTCTGCCAGAGTTATGGCGTCCATTACTTTTTACCAAAAAACTTTGTTGCTGATCTAACCGCAAAGCTGGCACTCACAATGACGCCTAAAGTATATTGATAGTAATCCGGCATAGCCTCCAAGGCAGCAAAGCCTTGTGCCACAATATTCCTGCCCCAATCGCCACAGAAGGCCAATATAAGCGGAATACTGAACAAAATGGTAAGCCATTCGTCTTTCCACGAATTCTGGCTACCTTTAGCCATCAACTTTTCCCAATCGGCGGTTGATGTCGCCGCAGAAACCATGACAGCAGCTTCAGCTTCAGCCTTTGCTTTCGCAACAGCAGATTTGCCTCGCTGCTCTTCAGTCTTCTTGTCCATCCATGAGCCAACAAGCCCACTGATAGGACCAATCAATGCTTGTAACATAATGCCCTCCTAACCCTTCTTACCCATAAGAGCAGATGCCCCCATGTAGGCACCCACAATGCCTGCACCACTAATATAGAAAAGATTGCTAATGTCTGAAAGGGCATTCACCCTTTCAATATCCACAAAAAACATGGCCGTAGTAAACGTTGCCATGGCGGTAAGACTAGCAGTTGCCATACGACGTTGAGCGCGAAGCTTTCGCATCTCATGCTCTGCCTGTCGTATTTCTTTTGCATGAGCAAGTTCAGCATCAGTGATCTCTCCATCACCGTCGAGATCATACTGTGCGTATGCAGTTCCTTGTTCAAACTTTTTGGGTGCCATTAACGAACACCTTTGAAGCTGCCACCACGACCAGACATAACAGCGCCACCATTTTTATAATTTTTAGTTGCATTACCTTTTGAATCAACTGTGAATCTAGCACCCTTCTTCCTTGTTCTTGGGGAACGAGCAAAAAATTCCTCA